TCACTCCAACGAAGCGATAGCGTTTCCGAGGGAGTACGAAGCCCTCCATAGCGACTCAAACCAATAATCACTCGCCAAACAGGATTGGCCTTTTTCATCAGCTTGTCGACCACTTCGCGAGGGACAAACTCGTTGACCTTCATACAACCCCTCTGCGGCTTGACTTTGGTAAATGGATTGCTTTCGATGAGTTTCCAGTCGACCGCATCGTGGAAGAACTGCCTTGCAAATTGGATCCGTTTGTGGATGGTCGACGACGCGAGCCCTTCGAGCTTGAGTCGATCATGAAACTCTTTGGCATGCCCAACGGTGATCTGGTCGATACGGATACCAACAGGCATAAAGTCATTGAGATTCTTTACGGCCTGTTGCCATAATGAAACCGTTGATTTCTTACGCGTCTTGCCCTGCCGCTCGATAAATCCCTCAAGGAATTCCTTCAACGTCGGAACGACCAGCTTTTCTTCCACAGGCTCGGGCTGGATTAGCCCCACTGCGATCAGTTTTTCCTTTAGCGATGGTGATTTAGCCAGCCAAGCCGCATCATCCTGTGCTATCGGACTTCCAAGTATTTTGGAGCTAAGAATGCTTTCGATCCTTCGGCGAATTGTATCGGACTCTTTGTCTGATACCTTGCCAAGGTACACCGTCCGGCGGGTTTTGGTCTCATCATAAAACAAAGCGCGTTTGGTGCCCGACTGAGATTTGGTGATCGATGCCATCGTTTCCTCTTTCTGCTTTAGAAATCGTTACTCTTGTTCCGCATGCTCGAGATGCTCACTAAACTCCGCTTCGCCAATTTGCCGCTTCTTGAGTTCCAGAAACCTTTTGAGGTCTTCGACCACAAACCGTGTCAAGCGTCCGATCTTGATATGTGGGATTTCTCCACGGTGGCGGAGCTCCCAAAACATCCGCTCGGAAACCCCAAGCATCCGAGCTGCGGTTTTGCTGTTTACTGACAACGGTGTGAAAAGTTCCTGGGTATCCATTGGCGACCTGTCTTTCTCTTGAATCCTCTTAAGTTGTCTTGCTTTGGGGGTAGTGAGATCCAGATGCACGTTGCACACATGAGGCCCACTTACCGTGTAAAGTCCAGCTATGTTTTGGGTTCTTTTGAACCTTTTCCGAGTTTGTTAGGGTGGCTCGTCCTTTATGCTTTTTCATCCAGGCCGACCTCGATGAATCGCTCGCGAATCGCATCGATATGCTTTCGCACGGTGTGCCAGGACATGTTCAAACTCTGAGCGATCTCGTTGATCGATTGCCCCTGAGCTAGCGCATCGCAGATCCGCTGCGAGACCTCACACAGCGTCGATCGAGCGGCGGTCACGTCGGCCAACATGCTGATCTGTGATTCGATGTCGCTACCACTTGTGTTGCCGGCCAGATCATTGGGCATGTTCTCACTACCGGTGACATGCTCGGCATAGCGACTCTTGGTCCGCTTGTAATTTCGAAGCTGCCTGTCGATGATGGCCGTGATGGCCGTTTGGCTCGATGCTCCGTTGGATCGCTGGGGATCGAACTGGAAATCCATGAGCACCATGAGGATCTGTTGCTGCACGTCCTCGATGTCCTGCTTACGCAGTCCCATGCGCCGCGCACGCGAATCGATCCACTTGCAGATGGTCTTGTTGGTCGGTCGTTTGAATGCTGGGTCAGACATGATGCGGTCCAATGGCCTACGTGCTTGTGCTTAACGCGTGGCTATTGTTCGCAATTTACAGGGTCATGTCTGTAGAGTCAGACATTGAGTCTCAGACTCATATTTAGCAGGCGGATCAAACTCAGATTCAATCCATTGCACTGAGATTCTATACATCGCACTGAGATTCAATCCATTGAGCAATGACCCTGCAAATTACAGGGTCATCGGCAAATGTCATTTATTGCCCAGGCGCGCGAAGTTGAGGGTCGAGCGGCAAATAATTATATGGAGGCCTTTCGCTTCCAAATTCGAAAACGCAGCGTTTTGCGAATTCGAGTTTCTTGGCCGACGGCAGTAAGCAGGTGGGATGGCGTATCGCAGAAAACTTTTTTCGATCGGACTCCCTGTGCCCATCTGCTTACTGACTTCTTTCACCCCTGGTTTTGTTCTTGTAAGGAAAACGTGTATGAGTTTATTACAGCAAGTGCAGCGTGGGCGATCCCACCTGCCACCTCGAATCTTGGTCTACGGTACCGAAGGGGTCGGCAAGAGCAGCCTGGCTGCCGCAACCCCCAAACCGATCTTCATCCAGACCGAAGATGGATTGGGTGAAATCGATTGCGACAAGTTCCCGCTGGCCAAATCCCTCGAGGACGTGGTCGCGGCGCTCACGGAGCTTGAGACCCAAGCTCATGATTACCAGTCCGTGGCGATCGATTCGCTCGATTGGCTAGAGCGACTGATCTGGGATGCGGTCTGCCGGCGTGAGACGGTCAATTCGATCGAGAAAGTCGGCGGCGGGTACGGCAAAGGCTACACGCTGGCCTTGGACTACTGGCGACGGTTGATCGACAAGCTGGGTGTTCTTCATCGCGATCGCGGCATGATGATCTTTCTGATCGCTCATGCCAAGGTCGAGAAGTTCGAAGACCCCGAGGCACCGGCCTACGATCGCTACTCACCCCGTCTACACAAACACGCTAGCGCCATCATCACCGAATGGTGCGATGCAGTTCTTTTTGCCACTAAGCGTTTCGTCACCCGCACCGAAGAGAGCGGCTTTGGTCGCCAGAGAGCGATCGCTGCCCCGGTTGGTGCTGCCGGCGGTGAACGCATCTTGAAAACCGTCGGAGGCCCATCGTGTGTGGCCAAGAACCGTTACCGGCTAGCACCGGAGATTCCATTGGCTTGGGATGCGATCGTTGGCGGCATCCTCGGCTCTGCAAACGAAACTGCCAACACCGTTTCTGTACCAGAAGGAGCCACTCACCTTGGCTAATCTCAACAACTTCAACGCAAATCAGGTGGAACCCACCTCGGATTTCGAACCGATCCCATCGGGCAAGTACCTGGCGGTGATCACTGAGTCGGAGCTCAAGCCGACGAAAGCTGGTTCGGGCAGCTATTTGCAGCTGACCTTCCAGATCATCGATGGGGAATACAAAGGTCGATTCCTTTGGTCCCGACTCAACCTCTACAACTCGAATGCCACGGCGGTCAAGATCGCCCAATCGGAGCTATCGGCGATCTGCCGAGCCGTTGGGGTTCTTACGCCAAAGGACTCCGTCGAGCTGCATAACTTGCCTCTTGAGATCAACGTCAAGTGCCGTAAGCGAGACGATTCGGACGAGATCACCAATGAGATCAAGTCCTACAAGAAGCAGGCGACGGCGACCGCACAGCCACAGCCGGCTAGTCAGATGACGGCTCCTTGGAGACGAGGATCGTGATCGAACTTGAACTGCCGTACCCGCCGTCAGTGAACCATTACTGGCGGCGGGTGGGAGCAAGGACGCTCATCAGTCGCAAGGGTCGAATCTTCCGACAACAGGTCGTTTCGATCCTTGCGGCCCGCGGCGTTCGCCCACTCGATGGTGACTTAGAAGTCCTCGTCGAACTCTATCCCCCGGACCGTCGTCGCCGGGACGTAGACAACACACTCAAAGCTTTGCTCGATGCGCTTGGGCAAGGGAGTGCATACCACGACGACAGCCAAATCATCCACCTAGACACCTGGAAACGCGAACCGATCCCCGGAGGCATGGTTTTTGTACGCATCTCGATATGTAGGAAAGTGTAACGATGGCTAAGAATCCCAAACGACGAATTTGCAGTGATTGTGGAGCAAGTGTTTCTAAGACTCAGCATGAGTGCCCCGAGTGCGGTGGTCTGATGCCGGCACGCAGACGCCGGGTTAGTTTACCGAGCGTCGATCCTGAATGCGATGGCGTCAGGGAGACGCGGCGCAGCCTTGACTCGCGCCTGGGTGAAGGCTTTGGCATGATGATCGATGGCTTCGAATGGATCGATCAGGTCTTCAGCGATGACAACACGCTCGCTGGTCGCGATTCGTACGATGAGGAGTAGCGCCGTGCTTTTGCGTCCTTATCAACAAGCGGCAGTCGATGC